AATCAGGGACTCACGATAAGACTTAAACGCATCCTGCACCTCAGGGCTGGCCATTCCCATCACTGGATTGGCCATAAACGAGCCCAAAACCCTCAGTTGCATATCAGGTCGGCACGTATGTGGGGTCAAAACGATCTGCTGGGTGGTCACGCCATCCCCGTACAGCAGCAGAATGTTCCGAATCACGCTCTCATACGCACTCTTTTCTTCTTCCATCCAGATAGCAAAGTCCAAACCCTCCTTGAGCGCAAACAATTTCACGCCTTCCGGGTCCGTCAACCCCGCCTGAAGCATGGACATAGCCTCCTGCTTCCTCACCACCTCACTCCTTGGACTTGTATCCTTGACCGTGAAGCTGATCTGGCTGAAGTTTGGGATCGGATTCTTCTTAAAGCTGACCGTTCCCTCCATGGGATCGATCACCGCCCCCGCCAAGTCCAGTGTCAGCTTGTTTACCGGCAGCGAACGCTGGCTAATCATCATCTCCCGGCTTGCTTTAGCCACTACGCTCTTGTACATCACACCAAATGCAGACTGCACCCCGCTGGTGGGGTTCGTCATAGCCTTGCTGATCTGCTCATCCAAGAACTGCAGACCACTTGCACTGTCCACTCGCCCCTTCTCAGCCAACAAATCCTGTACCGGGCTAAGGCTGTCAGCAATAGTCTTAGCAAATTGCGCTACCTTGCCCGGTACATCACCCGCATTATACGGCTGAATAACCATCGGCTTAAAGTCGTCGCCCAACAGCGCATCCTTGCTGTAACTCAGATACCGCAAGCCCTTGCCCACGTCCCTCAGCACCGCGCGCTCGTTGATTGTGCCCTGCGGCATAACCAACACGCCGTACTTGTCAATGTCTCGGATGTTGTTGAACAGACTCTTGAGCAATCGCTCCATCTCGCGCACAATGCCAAACATTAGGTCAAACAATCCAGCGCCGTGGAAGGTGCCGTTATCCATGAACCGAGCAAAGCCAATCGGGCAGTACGTCTCGGTGTCCGTCAAGTCCACATCATCAATGATGACATTGCCGCTTGAAATAATGTAGCGACTGCACGTACCACGCGGCCCGTCAAGCCACAACTCGCGCACTTTGACAACCTCCATCTCGTTGTCACCAGGCACGCCATTCAATGCACCAGAACTAGCAGAGTTCAGGATGTAGCCATTGCCTGGCGCATCTGCCGGCTCTTCCATGTCATGGCCCCACTCCCAACTCCATGCGTCCATCTTGTTCTTGTTGGCTTCTAGTATGCCATTGCCATACCGCTCGCGCAAGAAACTCATAGGCACAACGCGCTGACGAATGATGCCACGTGCCTTGGTATGGTCATGCCCAAGACTTGGGAACGGCATTAACTCTTTCGGATGAATTACCTCAAGATCCGCAGTCAACCCGATGGTGGGGTGATCCACAATGTGACCCGTTACGCCACATGAGCCCAACAAGCAGAACAAGTAGTTAAAGTCACGCTTGACCTTCTCCAGCTGCTGGTCGCTCACCACTGCATCTGCAACCAACTGTGCCACACTGCGCTCCCGCAGCCCTGCCAAACTAAAGCCCTGCCGCAATGCACGCGGACGCAGGTCCATGGTGTTCAGTCGCGCGGTTGTTTTGTCGATGATCGACATCAACTCGGTCGATTGGAACTCCATGTTTCCATCTTCGTCCAAGTAGTACGGCACCACACGCGCAGTACGCGGGTCAAAGACATCAAAGCGGCGGAAGCCGTTCATGTAGTACCACGCCAGGATCCACAACGTGCGCCGATACGTGAGCTTGGTTAGCTCGCGCTCAACGTGCTGGTCGATGATCCGTGCGAGTAGTTCTTTATCCTTTGGGAGCGCATAAATTTCACTTGCCATCTTCGTTTCGCTTCCTCAGGGACTTCCAACCAGGGGGCATTTCATCAAAGAGCTCGAAGCCCTTTAGGTTAAACATTGATGCCGGCGTCGGGTTTGGGTCAGGGTTCCGCGGATCTGCGGCAACCGGCTCCACACCTTCCGGCGCTTCACGCCCATAATACGCTTGGGCGAGCATCTGAAAGTATACGAACGGAATAGTCACATAGGACGGATTAGACGCGCGAACCTCGTTTTGCATTTGGTGGGACCTCCAAGGCGTTGATGATTGAACCGACGTTTACATTACTAAAATTCATACCCTCTACCAAGGGAACCCCACCAGACCCTTGGTCGTGGATAGTCCCATCCTGGAGCATCTGGTCGTAATCCAAGACCTGACCCTCCCCACCTGCCAGCTGACGGTCCAGCCGACCCCGTACCACGAACATGCTCATGGCGACCGTGTCGATAAAGTCGTCGTGCTGCAAGCCGCCGTTCTCTGCGTCCGGGTTGAACTGCTCAATCTGGTCAAACAGTAGCCGCCAGGGCAACTGACCCCTACGCCAGACCGGGAACTTAATCAGCCCATGCTCAAACCGGTAGTGCAGCGAGTTGATCTTACTGGTCTTATCGAGCATTCCCATCCGAAGCGGCACAATCCGTGGCTGGGCACCACCCGTTACCTCGACCGCCTTCTGCCTGACCATGCTCTCCATGGACGTGTACAGCCCAAACGACTGCCGGACTACCTCCGGATGGATACTTGGACAACCCCACCTGCCGGCCATGGCAAAGCTCTTCTCAATCAGCACGCTCTCTCGGCATTGGGCACCCCACGTGTCCAACACAAACAGCGACGCGTCAATAGGGTCATAACCCATCAGCGTGCAGACCTTGTAGTCGCTGTCGCTGGTTGCTGTGTAACTGGTGTCCACCGTAATAAACAACTTGACCCGGTCCTTCAAAAAATCACTGATGACCATCTTCTCTTCTTTGTCGTCCTTACCCCGCCAGCAAATCACTGACGTGCTGTTCTTGGGGTCCGAGTCAAACAGCGCATCCGGACTCTCTAACCACCACCCGTGTTTCTCCTTGGTCACATCCCCGAAGTGCAAGTCCTCTGACTCGCCGGGCTGTGCCAAGTACTCAGCCATGTAGTTCTGGCTACCAATCATTTCCCGGATTTCCTCGAGACTGACAAACCCCTTCATCTTGGGGTCAGCGTCCCGGTCCTTCCGGTCAAGCGGCCACATGCCCGGCCAGCAACTCTTGCGCACGCCGTCCTGTTCGTACTCTGCTTTCAGGATCAGACGCGCCCACTGGTCAAACCGGGGATCCTTAGCCACCATCCCGTTGTTGCCCTGCTCCGTCATCATGGCGTGCCACGCGTAATGCCGCCGGCTCACGAACGTAGCCAGCCACCGCACGCTCGTATCCTTGCGCGTAACCATGGGCATAACCACTTTGAACAACAGCCGCTCCATGTACGAGCGCATAATGCTCATACTGGTTGATGCCTTCGGGTCATACTCCGGGTCATCAAGCGCATACACCCGCGGACGACCACCACGCTGGCGGCTCTCGGCACTCATGGCGCGGAACCAACTGCCGTTGTTGAGGTACATCATCTCAACACCAAACGACCGGTCACCACGCTTTGGCACAATGCGACCGTCAGGAAACTCAGGACTCCAGTCGTTGAAGAGTCGGGTGTTACTGATGAACTGCGTCTTTAGGACCTGGCTGGTTTGCTCCGCATTATCGATACTGCTTGTCGCATAGATGAAGGAGTATGCCGGTCGGCTAACCATTTGCAAGAGTGCTGATTTGCGAAAGCAGTTGCTCTTCGCAAACCCACGTGGCGCGATTGCCACCGAACGTGGTGCCAATGCCCACAGCCGATAAATAGCGAAGTGTCCCAACGGTGATTCAATGGGGTCATCATCATAAAAGTACGGGTTAAATTCTTCATCCCAATCGGGATACAAGTAGTAGCGGTCAAAGAAATTGATACACGCAGCCAGTGCGTGTGCACGGTCATTCTGCGCCCCACCCAGCTGCCATTGCTTGCAAGCGTTAACACGCGCAAGTCGTTGACCCTCTGGAGTCAAACTAACGTAGTCGTGCGGCAGTGGGTATAGGTCGTTCTGTCGGCGTTCTATCTTGACAATGCTCAAGTAGACCCCACCAGCCGTACAGCACCAATGCGCAACAGCGCGATGGCAAGCAGCTTGCGGTCTTCAAGGAACCGACCAAGATCGTCAGCCATGGCAAACCACTCAGCGGTTGGCTCTACCTTGTCGCGGAACATCTTGCCCATGACCTCGGGCTCAACGTTGCGGAATACGGTGGGCTCACCGCAACCAAGTTGCTGCAGCACTGGCGCACCAAAGCGCCAACACTCCAGGTCAGACATGGTGGTCAGCAGATCAAACGTCTGCTTCAGGTGCACTGGAATCTCCAGCGGCGGGGTAGAACTGGGCAGCAAAGGGGAGACTGTCTGGGACTTCGACATGGCCTACGCTTTCTTTCATACTCTGAACGAGTTTACTAGAGGAACTGATCCGAACTGTATGAGAGCCCTCCGAATGAGTGATCTCCGCGTTCTGGCTTTGGATGATACCGTTAATCTCAGCAGTCTCCCGAACAACTCCGCGTAATTGCTTCATTGCTTGCATTGCAATCTTTGGATCTGCGTCCCGACTGAAGTCAACCAGCCGCTCAACCTCTTCGCGTACTTCCCAATTGCTTGCCTTCAGTGCAAACGCAACGCCCTCAAGGCCAAAGTACGCCTTAATCTCTTCGCTGCCAGGACGCGCCTTGACAATCTGACCGCCCTGTGCCTTGAGTTCACGGATGTTCATGGTTAACCTCTTACCTTAAAACGCTTTTGAATGCCAGTTCGTGCTTGTTCAAGCCGACCTTGGTTTGCTCTTCTAAACCTTGCTTGTTGAACGCGCAGCTTTTGCGCGTCCTTGTACTTGCGAAACGCCTGTGCTTCTGTCAATGGTCGCGCCCCACCCACCACCTTCACACGCTTTGGTGGGGTTGGTGGCTCATCACTTAGCCGCGTGCGTGGCGCAATGTCGGTCAACCGCATAACACGCACCCGCTGCGGCTCGCGTTCTACAGCTGTGCCTTCAGGCAATTCAGTTGGCTCATCAAGAATCTTGCGGCTTAGCCCTGCTTTGCCTTTTGCTTTAACCTTTATGCGCTTTGGTTCTTCGCTTGTTACTCTTAGTTTTTCTTTGTATCGCTTTAGACTTACCGAAGGATCTTGCAGTTGGTATGGCAAAGCCTTAAATGACTCAGGGTCTTCAAGAGTGTGAGACGGGATAGCGCCGGGACCGGCGTATTTCTTTGCTACTTTCGCTTCAATGCGTGCTATTTCTTCCTTAAGAAGCTCACGACCCTTACGTACTTTAAGCGACTCGGTAAGTCTAAAGCGATACTTATCCGCATCATTCTTGCGGCTTGCCTGCGCTTCGCTGCTCCTTAGCAGTGCCTGCCTGTTCTTGCCTTCAGGCGAAACTTCAGGCGCTGTATAAAGAGCATCAGGCGATCTGAAGTTTTTAAACCGCAGCTTGCCGACATCTTCCTCTCTCTCATACATCTCGCCGCCTTCAGCATCAAGTTGCATGCCTTCAACCGGCTTGTTTGCTTTGCGGCTGTCTTCTTTTATCTTCATTCTCTCGGATGCACCAGTGCCGCCAAGCCTCTTACTTTGATTTCGCGCGCTTGATTTTGCTTTTTCCTTTGCAGTTCTTCGCGGCCAAAGCTTTGGCTCTCCATTACTCTTAAACTTTGGCCTGCCACTCTTGGAGGTCATCTGTTTCTGAACAGAATCTGGGTCATCACTTATGACCTGCATGACTTCGCCGTAGCCCTTGTTCATCAACTGCTTTAGTCGAAGAACAGCCTCTGCACGCTCTTGATCGCTTGCCCGGTTGTTTAATGCAAGATCTCTTAAACGCTTGTACTCCGTAGTTTCATACGGAGTATCCGTTGCCATTTGGTCCATAGCCTTCTCAGGCTTTGGAACAATCAACTTGCCTTTGTATTTTTCTCCTTTCTCATTTACCTCATCAAACCGCTTCATCTCAATAGGCACACCTTTGCTAGTCTTGGCTTTTTTGCCTACATCTGTAGGAAGAGACAACACGCGCTTGCCTTCAACTAGTTTTTTCTTTACGCGTCCAGGAGCAGTGTCTCGAACCAGGCTTCCCTTTTTCCTAGTTCGCGCAGAGTAAGAATCTCGCCTTGCGTAGATGCCAGGAACAATAATATCCTTTGTAAGCCTTGGTTCAAGACGGCGCGGAATGCGGAATCCACCCTTTGTTGGGCGCGGCTCTGAGTAGTTTTCATACCGAAGCCCTCTTGATTTCATTTCGGGAGCAGCAAACCGGCCCGACTTTGGAGCCTGGCCACGCGCTACCTTGCGAGGTGCCTTTTCTGGTTCG